AAGCTGACATCTATTGAGTGTCACGACATCATGTGTAAGATTGGCGAGATTGTTGTAGTAGGTGGTGTACGCCGTAGTGCTATGATTAGTTTATCTAACCTGTCAGACGACAAAATGCGTTATGCTAAATCTGGTCAGTGGTGGGAGAACTATGGACACCGTGCATTAGCTAACAACTCTGTCGCTTACACTGATAAGCCAGATGCAGAGACATTCATGCGTGAGTGGACAGCACTGATCGAAAGTAAGTCAGGTGAACGTGGTATCTTTAACCGTCAGGCATCACAGAAGCAAGCTGCAAAGAATGGTCGTCGTAATCCAGACAGTGACTTCGGGACGAATCCTTGCAGTGAGATCATCTTGAAAAATGCGCAGTTCTGCAACCTAACTGAGTGCGTAGTACGTGCTACAGACAATATTGAAGACATAGAACGCAAGGTAAAATATGCGACTATATTAGGTACGATCCAATCTACCTACACAAAGTTTCCGTATCTATCCAAGGATTGGGCAGATAATACGGAAGAAGAGCGTCTGTTAGGTGTAAGTCTAACAGGCATCATGGACAATCCGCTAATGACCAGTGCGAATGCTGGGTTAGCTAAAACACTGGAGCATCTAAAAAATGTCGCTATTAATACTAATGCTGAATGGTCTGAGCGCCTTGGTATCCCTACTTCTGCTGCTATCACTTGTGTCAAACCTAGTGGCACTGTCTCCCAACTTGTTGATTCTGCTAGTGGGATACACGCTCGTCACAGCCCTTATTACATCCGTACGGTGCGTGGAGACAATAAAGACCCACTTACCCAATTCTTGATTGATCAGGGTGTACCTAATGAGCCTTGTGTGATGAAGGGTGACACGACAACAGTGTTCAGTTTCCCACAGAAAGCTCCTGCAGGTGCAGTAACACGTAATGATATGACAGCTATCGAACAACTAGAAATGTGGCTGACGTATCAAAGACACTGGTGTGAACATAAACCTAGCATTACTGTGTCAGTTCGTGATGATGAATGGTTATCTGTAGGTGCACGTGTGTTTGAACACTTTGATGAAATGTCAGGTGTATCATTCCTACCGCACAGTGACCACACATACCAACAGGCACCTTATCAAGATTGCGAGAAGTCTGACTATGAAACTTTGTTGTCGTTAATGCCTACGGAGATTGATTGGTCTAAACTTTCCGACTACGAACAAGAGGACAATACAGCAGGTATGCAGACAATGGCATGTTCTGGTGATTCATGCGAAATCGTAGACCTGACATAGGTCAAGTACCTTCGCCCTGCGTACTCATCTGTCGAATAGAAGATGGTGAGTGCGTGGGGTGTAAGAGAACTATAGATGAGATACGAGATTGGATAATCATGTCTGAGTATGAACAAAAGAAACTACTGCGTGAATTAGACTGGAGAAAGAATGTACGTGATCATAAGCCGTGACCAATGTAACTTTTGTGATAGTGCCAAAGCCTTGTTAAAAGAAAAAGGGTTACCATATACAGAATACAACATACAATCAGGTAGTAGTAAGTGGTTGTTGTACTTACTCAAGAGGTCTAGCATAACAACTGTTCCTCAAATCTTTAACCCGAAAGGCAACCACATAGGTGGCTACACAGAACTGAAAGATTGGTTAGATGACAAAGGTCAGAAAGAGTTTTAATCGTGCTTTGTATGAAGCATACGACGAAAAGGCTAAACAGGCTCTGGTGTCGTACCTAATTAAGAAGAAGCATGAGATTGTAAACACCGAAGAGAACTACTTTGTGGATGTAATTTCTCAGAAGCATGGTTACACCTATTTTAATGAGGCAGAGGTTAAGGTAGCATGGGATGGAGATTGGCCTAGTCACTGGACAGAGATACGCATTCCTGAACGTAAACAGAGGCTCCTAGACAAGTATGAAGGGCAGAATGGTGTTCTTAACTTCTATGTGTTCCGTAAAGACTTGAAGAAGGCATGGAGAATTAAAGATACCTTGCTAACCAAAGAAAGTCTTAAAGAGGCTAGAGGTAGAAATATACGTAAGGGTGAATTGTTCTTTCATATACCTTTTACTGAAGCTGAACTTGTGAGTGTTTAATGGATGACTTCCCCGAAAAACCTAAACGTACCCGACGAAAAACCAATTATAAAGGCGCAGACAAAAAGCAAACTTCTGGTCTTGTGCCTAGAACAGATCGTCAAAAGGAACTTATAGATGCTCTTAAAACACATAGTCAGGTCTTTATCCTTGGCCCTGCAGGTACTGGGAAAACGTATGTTACGGCAACTTATGCTGCCGACCTCTACACGACGAAAGAGATTGATAAAATCGTCATCACAAGACCTCACGTTGCCGTAGGTAAAGAGTTGGGATTTCTTAAGGGTGACTTACAAGAGAAGACAATGCCTTGGGCATTACCTGTACTAGACGTATTGGAGAAACATCTTGGGAAAGGAACTGTTGAAACTGGGATCAAGAATGGTAATATTGAAATGGCACCTCTTGCACTTATGCGTGGGCGTAGTTTCGATAATGCCTTCATAATTGTGGATGAAACACAAAATATAACGACACATGAGCTTAAGATGCTCTTGACACGAGTGGGTGAAGACACCACTATAGTACTTAATGGTGATGTACAACAGTCAGACCTGAAAGAAGCTGATGGTCTGTCTAAAGTTATTCACTTAGCAAAGAAACATATGTTGCCTGTACCAATCATAGAATTTGGTGTAGATGACATTATACGATCCGACATCTGCGCACAGTGGGTGAAAGTCTTTATGAAGGAGAACCTGTGATGGAAACAATATTCTATGGTGTATGTATCGCTATTTGTGGCTTTGTGATGGGCCATGTTGTTGGTTATGATAAAGGTCATGACGACATGGAAAAGATTTACAGAGATGTCTATAGTAACAAGGATAACTTATGATAAGTGGAAGTGAGATGCCCGACAACGTAAACAACCCTGCACACTATGGTACTGGTGCTATTGAGTGTATTGAATATATCAAGGACTTCCTGACAGATGAAGAACTGACAGGGTACTACCGTGGGAATGTGGCAAAGTATTTACACCGATGGCGATACAAGAATGGTGTAGAAGACCTTAAGAAAGCCCGATGGTATCTAGAAGCATTAATACAACAACAGGAACGCAAATGAGTGTAGTGGAAGGTATTTTATTAATTAGCCTATTAGCTAATGCATACTGCTTACGAAAGATAACCAAAGCAGAGGCAGACATAGAAATGCTGTATGAAGGTACGGCTATGTGTATGACCAAGCTAGGTCTATCCGAAGAGTAGATACAAAAAGACCCCTGAGTCCAACTAAGGATTCAGGGGTTTAGTTTATGCAGAGTATGGATATTTTATTCTTTACGTCTGAAGAGCTTAAGTAAGCCTCTTCCAATTTCAGACGGTGATGGGGCTAACCACCCCAATACTAATAGCAATAAAAGAAATGGGTCTATCTCAGATATATTTGTCGTACTATTATCTTGATTAACAGTATCGACTGGCCCTTCTGGTTTTATCTCTGGTTTATTGTAAGTTGTTACACCTACGTTCTGGTTGTTCTCTGCACCCACTTGAGTGTTAGCAGCTACATTAGTCCCACCAGTGGGAATTAGTGATGTTAGCCCACAACTACTTAATGTTGACGTTAGTAGAGCTACGATTATCAGACGACTTACCATTTACATATATCCCAAAGAAACCTGCTCCTGCACCTACGATAACCGACACAAATCCTGCTTGAGCATTTGTAGGGTCAGGTAAGTCCATAAACCATGTTGTCGTTTTATAGAAAGCATAACCATAAAGAGTTATAATTAGTCTAGGCCATATACGCCACTTATCTAACCATTCTGGTGTTATAGACATTCTCAGCAATCCTTTTACTTCTGGTAATAATTAGTACCTTACCATCCTTATCGTAGACATGATACTTATCACCAATTCTTATCATCTGGATGCATAAACTATTGCACCTAACCCAGCAAAGAATATTAATAAGAGCAAACCAGTAATAGACCAAGTGATAATAGCTTCTTGTATCTCAGCCTTACGGTACTCTTGCTCTTTCTTTTGCTTTCTGATCTTAGCTTCTGTACGCACTAGCTCATCCCATGCTGTTGGCCCATATACGAAAGAAATATGTTGACGTAGCTCTTCACGCATGGCATCTGCCTTACGCTTTGCATTCCAAACTTCCAGAGCTTCAGCTTCTACAGACCCACCTAAAGATTTCCACCAAGGTGGGTTATTTGCTTTTTTCTCTGCCTGACCTAAGTCTGACATAGCACCTGCCCATTGGGATAATTGACCGTGCATATCTTGCAAGTCTTTCCCTACGGCAATGCCCTTCTTGATAGCATTGAAAGCGACAGTCGCACCACCAATGATCGTAACTGGGTCTAACATTTATCATCCCCCTATTTTGCAAAAGCATCATTAAGAAGGATAATCTCTAGTTTTTGTACCTGTAAAGTTAGCTCATGGGTCGTACTTATATTCCAACCCAATAAGCCTACGAGTGCTGCAAACAACACCCCAACCAAGGCTTTACTATCCATTTATCTTTCTCGCAGTGATTGTTCTATACTGTCGAGTTTTACGAATATTGCTTTGATTGTTTCTTTCATCTCTTTCATCTCACGATCATATGAGACTTTAGACGATTCTAGTTGAGATTTAAGTACAGCTATTTCTGTCTCGTGTTTATTACATCGGGAAAACAGATGCCATACAACGACTATAACAGGGGCTACAAGCCATTGCATAATTAAGTCTACCATCTCGTACATGACTATAGAACCTCGAAGTGTGGAGCATCTATGAAGGGTCTACGACCAGCAGAACGACGAAGATCAATGTATTCATTCATCAAGTCTTCTGCAGTTCCATCCCAGTCGTTTAATGCTTTGTGCCATGCAGCACCCCAGCGTAGTGTCACTCCTAGCTCTTTAGCAGCCTTGAGCATTGCATCAGCAATTTCGTCGTACAAATTTAGTTCCCAACGGATGCCATCACAGTACGCAGCTAGGTCTACAGCATTACCTTCTAGGTGCTTAGATTTCATAGTTTGTGATGCACCTTTAGCTACTAGAGCTTCTTGTTCCTGAATGGTACGTAAACCACATATCACAGAAAAGTCCTGTTCAGATAGCTCAATAGCTCTTTCAACAACAGCTACCAAGCGTGGGTTTACACCCTCAAGTTTTTCTTTGCTTCGTGTTCCTAGTTGGTATCCCATAATATCCTCTTATGCTGGTTTAGTAGGCCAAGTTGGGTTTCTTGGGTCTGTTGTATTTGCGGGTAAGTCACGCAAGGCTTGACGATAGGTGGCCCATGCAGCAGCGTCTACAGGTGCGTCTGCAACTTGCGTCCAATCTGATTGAGCCAGTAATTCATTCCTCTGCAATCTTAATGTTTGCATGTCTAAAGCATCTTGTTCTGCATTAGTTGGGCCAGAGAATGTATCAGTAGAAGCATCGTAGTACCAATGCTCTTGATCTAGGTAATCATCTGATTGAACTTCAGCATAACCAGAAGCAGGTGTTCTTGGTTTGTTAGACCAACCAGAGATAGCACCAGTTGTAATGTTATATGTTACATACATCTTGCTGCCCTTACTTGATAAACTCTTCTATTGAGAATGAGTATTTATTAACAGCAATCTCATCTTGGTCATTGACGTTTTCTTGGAAATAGAAGCCCATAATTGCTGTCCCAGAAGATGCATTTTCAATAGCTAAAGCTGCGGTAAATGTTATACTGTAGTTAGTTTGGTTAATTGTTACCGATCCTGCCGTATTTACGTTAGTCATAGGTGATACTATAGCAGTTGATCCATTGAATAAAACAAAGTTGCAAGCAACAAGTCCGCTTGGATCAGAGCCAGCAGTTTTTTTAAGGGTGAGAGTAGCAGTTCCTAGTAATGCTGATCCAGAATTAACACTAAGAGAGGCATAGTTGCCGTATCTTCGCAGGTATTGACTGCTAGATATCCCCATAGCTGTTTTTATGACAGAGTTTGTGTCTCTTGCTGATGAAGTATCTAATTGATTGCTGTCAGCATCACCACCTGTAGTAACATCTGAAAAAGTAAGTCCAGGCAAATAGTCTACACTAATAGTACCCGCTGTAATCTGAGATGCATTAATATTACCTGCATAGACATAACTTGCGACAATACTATCAGCAGTGATAGCTACAGGAACCCAAGAAGAACCATTGTATCTATAGTAACGGTCTTCTGTCGTCTTGTACCAAAGATCATTTGTGCTAGTAGAAGTGGGGGTACTAGAGCTATAGATAACTGTAGACTTAGTATTTAGTTGAGAAGTAGTGGCATAGGCAGAAAGGTCTGGAGTGTTAGTAACCTCTGTATTATAATCTACCGTATTCTGTGTAGCAAGAGACCCTAAGTCAGTAACTTTACTTGATGTAAGATCAGGTATTTGACCTACAGATAGAGTGTCACGTATAGCAGCAGAACCAAATTCAGCAAAGCCTGTGTCACGTTCTATACGCCAACCTGTAGAACCAGCACTATAGTTATCACTTTCAATATCATCAGTGATCTGGAAGGCACCATCAGGAGTAGTAAAGGTAATAGTGACGTTATCATCAATATCAAACTCTACTTTATACTTAGATGACCACTCCTTAACTGTTGTGCTTGTTGCATCAACAAAAGGTTGAGTAGTAGCCCAACCAGAAGTTAATCCACCAAAGGTAAGCGTTGTCTCGTTAAAGCTGGTAGCACTTGGTGTACTAGGTGCAGTAGCTTGTAGTGTCTGGTAGTAGACCACACCAGTGTAAATTCGTGTGTCTTCTTGAGTAACAACAATAGCAGCATCTGTAGATACAGCACCAGAGGCTACTGCAGTGCTTTCGTTACCAGTAAAGTCTACAGCAGTTACCCAGTAATAATATTCAGTATCTTGAGCTAACCCACCATCAACATACTTATCAGAACCAGAGAAGGCTGCAGGAAGCAATGGTTGACTGTTAGAAGTATTACGATAGATGTTATAGCCCTTAAGATCATATAAAGAGTTAGGCACTAACGGCGTATCACTATCTGTGTCAGGGGCAGTCCAGTCTAAGGTTACGTTCTTTGGTCCACCAGTAGCAGACAACCCAGTAACAGGGGAAGGTGCAGTAGTATCCCCACCGTGGGTATAAGCAGTGGCAGAGACCCAAGAGCCTTTAACCTCTGATACAGTAACTGCACGTACTCTTACGTCATACTGCACACCAGTTTCTAATGGCCCAATGATAACTGATGTTTGACCTCTAGGAGCCTCAGTTCTTAGGTATGCAGTTTCATCTACATCCTTCCACTGTACTTCATAGTGGTTTAGGTATGGATTAGATACAGCAGTCCAAGAGACTTCTGCTTGACCAACAAAAGTACCATCTTTTTGTACATTACCTTTGTCACTAACTGACACGTTAGTAACTAGGAGACCACCTTTAGGATCAGCTAGTTCTGTGTTGTCTAGTTCTAAGGTTGCACCATCAGATATATCATCAAAGACATTCTCAGAGGTTTCTCTTAGTGTAAGGTGTACTTGTAGGTCATAGTCATTCTGAAGACCAAAACTCCAACCAATAACTTCAAACTCTTTATTAGTCCAACCAAACCTAGAGTTAGTTAGTTGGATAACATCTCCAACCTGACAACGGAAAGCCTTAAGACCAAAGGATGCCTGTACTGTAATCTGCTGTCTATTACGTTCTAAGGTAATCAGAGCTAGACGACGAGCAATATCAAAGTCATCGGTATAGGGTAAATCTAAGTTAAGTACACTCTCCTGATTACCATCGATAGTTAAGAAACCAGCATCAGTTACAGGAGTGTAGTCTGTAGGTTGGTAGTTTGTGTCTGGGCCTCTGTAGACCCCCTTGACAACATTAAAGTTATCACGACGAGAATGTCTTGTAGATACACTAATAGAAGATCGTAGGTCATCTTCCTCTAACGACAGAACAGAGTTAGTGTAGTAAGCGGGTTTCATACGCCACTTACCTTGTGAATACCACAACATACCACCCATAGCACTGGACAGGTCTGTTAAAACATCATGAGGAGTAGAGCTAACTAGGAATGCCCCATTAAGAGTAAATCTAGGGTCTCCTGTTAATGTAGGATAGTTGTAATAGTCACAGACATTAGCTGCAGTAGATACAAGAGTATCGTCTATGTTAGCACTTTCTTCAGCTAGACCATAGTCAGAGGTCATATAGTCTCTCATGCAGAGAGCAGGATTGTCAGACCATACTGTAGTTTCACTACGGGGGTCATATACTTTCTTACCCTTAATTACAGCACTGATGTCTGGGATACCCTGATCAAATACATTAGGGTCATACTTAAATCTGAAGTATGCGTAAGCTATACCACGTAGTCTATGGTTTGTAGTCCACTCTGTAACTTCACTAACAAGGTCACTATCAGCAGTCTGGTCATCAGTACCTAAATGAGTATTAATACGAACAGCATACTCTTCAAAGTTACCACTACCATCTTCAATCTGGAACTCTTCGTTAGTTACATCAGAACCACTTAGGGTAACAGCTACATCATTTAAGTAGAAGGTGGTAAACTCTTCAATCTCGTGTCCAGCGAAAGCTACTACACGATGTAGATACTCGTTATCATCACCTGACAAAGCATCATAGACAACTACACCACCAACACGAGTTTGACCATAGATAACCTGATGATCTACAGCAGCACCACGTTGGGTTACCTGATAACCCCTATTAGCTGCATTAGCTCCAAAGGAAGGTTTAGGTGTTAAAGCCTTAAGAGCAGCCCCTATAGCCGTACTGACTAGGAAGTGGGTTATCATAGCTTGAGTTGTTACAAACCCTACAGTAAA